GTGGAGGCAGCATTGGCCGCTTGGTCGAAGGTGTGAACGTGATCTCGGCCAGCGGATCGCGCGAGGTGGCGGACAGGTACTCGGATTACATCGTCAAGGGGCAGGCATCGGGCAGCGACCGGCGCAGCGGCGCGGCTGTGGCACAGGTGCGCGGGGAAGCGCGCGATCCTGCGATCAACCGTTATCGCCCGCTTCTGATCATTGGCGAGGAGCAGGCCGATCCCGCGTCGCTCGCCCGCCGCGCCGCGTGGGAAGCGGCGGTGCGATCGGGCCGCGCCAACCCGGCGCAGATCACAGTCCCTGGCTGGCTGATGCAGGATGGCCAGCCGTTCATGCATGGCATGCGGGCGACATGCGATGTGCCCAGCGCCGGGATCGCCGGATCGCTGCTGATCGAGCGGCTGCGCTTCAGCCGCGATGCCGAAGGCGGGACCGTGACCACCTTTGATCTGGTGCCGCCCGAGGCATGGACCCAGCTCGCTGAGCCGGAGCCGACCCAATGATGGGCCCGGCGCGCGAGATGCTGAGCGGGCTGGAAGGCCGGGTGCGCGGGATGGTGGCGCGCGCAATCGTGCGCCTGGTCGATGATGCGCGCGCTGCGCAGGAGCTGCAGATCGAGTTGCTGGCCGATGAAAGCCAGGACGCGGTCGAGCGGTTCCAGAATTACGGCTTCACCAGCGTGCCGCACGCCGGGTCCGAGGCGCTGGTGGTGTTTGCAGGCGGCCTGCGCAGCCACGGCGTGGTGTTGGCGGTGGAAGATCGCCGGTACCGGCTCACCGGGCTGGAGGACGGTGAAGTCGCGCTGTTCGATGATCTCGGCAACATGGTGAAGCTCGGCCGGGAACGGCTTGAAGTGATCGGCGCGGCCGAGGTGCGGGTCCAGGCGACCAACGTGCTGATCCAGTCGAACAACATCGATCTGGGCGAAAACGGCGGGATGCCGGTGGCGCGGATCGGCGATGACGTGGACCTGATGACCGGCAAGATCATCACCGGCAGCGACAAGGTAAGCGCGGCATGACGGATCTCGCCCTTGTCTGGGATGCCGATGCGCTGGCGGCCGATCTGCTGCTGGGCAATGGTCAGCTGGCCACCGATGCCGGGATGCGCACCGCGATCCTGATCTCGCTCTTCACCGATGCGCGCGCGGCCGATGATGAGGAGCTGCCCGAAGCTGGCGGCGATCGGCGCGGGTGGTGGGGCGATGCCTTTGCCCGCGATGCAGGCCCCGATGCCGGCACCGCGCGCGACGCCGGCCGGATCGGATCATTGCTGTGGCTGCTCTCGCGATCAAAGATCACGGCCCGGACGATCGCGCAGGCGCAGCAGGCCTGCGAAGATGCGCTGGCATGGCTGGTGCGCGACGGGATCGCGTCCGCCGTGCGGGTGGTGGTCATGGCGCAGACGCGCACGGGGCAGAGCACGCCCGATCTGATGGCCATCGCCGTCGAGATCGACCGGCCCGGCGGGCCGAACCGCCAGCGCCACGATTTCACCTGGGAAGCCAGCACCGCCACCATCACCGCCATTTCGACGGAGCCTGTCTGATGCCCTTCAACCGCCCGACCCTGAGTGATCTGATCACCCGCAGCCGCGGCGATATCGAGACCCGCCTGCCCGGCGCTGGCAGCGCGCTGCGCCATTCGGTGCTGGATGTGCTGGCGCGGATGCATGGCGGTGCGGTTTCGGGCGTTTACGGCTACCTCGATTTCCTCGCCCGCCAGATCTTCCCTGACACGGCGGAGGGCGATTTCCTTGCCCGCCATGCCTCGACCTGGGGCATCCGGCGCAAGGCAGCGGTGGCCGCCACCGGCACCGCCACCGCGACTGGCGTGAATGGCACGGCGATCGCGGCCGGGATCGAGGCGCTGCGGATTGACGGGCGCGCGTACCGGGTGACCGAACCGGCCACCATCGCAGGGGGCAGCGCCGTGCTGGCGCTCGAAGCGGTTGAGGCCGGGCCTGAGGCCGATCTGACGCCGGGAACCGAGCTGACCCTGTCGAGCGCAGTGCTGGGCGTGAATGCGATCATCACAGTGACCGCGGCGGGCACCAAGGGCGCGATCGAGGAGGATGATGCCAACCTGCTCGTCCGCCTGCTTGATCGCATCCGCACCCCGCCGCAGGGCGGATCGAGCAATGATTACCGCGCCTGGGCGCTGGCCCAGCCGGGCGTCACACGCGCGTGGGTTTATCCGGGCTGGATGGGTGCCGGCACGGTTGGCGTTGCCTTCGTGATGGACCAGCGCGAGGACATCATCCCGCTCCCGGGCGATATCGAGGCGGTGCAGGCCGCGCTCGATCTGCTTCGCCCGGTGACCGCGCAGGTGGTGGTCTTCGCGCCGACGCCGGAACCGCTCGACGTGGTGCTGCGGGTCGCGCCGAACACGCCCGCGGTGCGCGCCGCCGTTGAGGCCGAACTCGCCGATTTCCTCGCCCGCGATGCCCAGCCGGGCGGGACGATCTACCGATCGCGCATGTCCGAAACGATCAGTCTGGCGGGCGGAGAATTCAGCCACGCGCTGGAGCTGCCGGATGATGACTTCACCCCGCCGCCCGGGTTCATCGCGACGCTGGGCACGGTCACTTTCGTATGATGAGCGGTGCCATCATCGCCCGGTCAGAGGCGGATCATGCGCTGGCCATGCGGCAGCTGCTGCCGCGCGGGGCCGCGTGGGATATGGCAGCGGGCGGCACCTTCGCCCGCCTGATCGAAGCGCTGGCGGCCGAGTTTGCGCGCATCGATGCCCGCGTGCTCGATCTGCTCGATGAAGCCGACCCGCGCACAGCGCTCGAAACGCTGGTCGATTGGGAGCGTGTGGCAGGCCTGCCCGATGCCTGCACTGGCCAGCCCGACAATGTCGGCGAACGGCAGGTGGCGCTGCTGCAGAAGCTGACCGGGATCGGCGGGCAGCGGCCCGAGGACTTTATCGAGCTCGCCGCGCGCATCGGTTACGAGATCGAGATCACCGAACATCGCCCGCTGCGCACCGGATTTCGCGCAGGCGATCCCTGCAATGATGAGGCGTGGGCACATGCCTGGACGGTGACCGTGCAGCCGTTCGACGGCGCGGGCCGCCCGGTGCTGGCGATCGCGCACTTCAAGGTCGGCGATCCGGTCGGCACACGGGTGCGCGGCTTCGGTTCGCTGGATCTCGAATGCGTCATCAGCCGCGCCGCGCCTGCCCACACCACCGTCATCTTTGCCTACGTGATCGAGCGCGAGCCCGATTTCTGGATCGATTTCACCAGCTGAGGAGCAACCCATGCATCGCATCGACACAAGCGGAAACGTCGACAACCGTTTTCACCCCGGCAACCCCGCCACCGGCCAACAGGCGACGCTGGTTGACCAGGACTGGCTCAACGCCGTGCAGGAGGAGATCGTCAACGTCATCCTCGCTGCCAATATCGATCTTGAGAAGGGCATCAATGACCAGCTGGCCGCCGCGATTGTCGCGCTGATCGCGGGCGTGGTTGGCGACGGCAGCGGTGCGGTGCCGACCACACGGCAGGTGCTGACCTCGGGCCTTCTGAGCGGCGGCGGCAATCTTGCGGCCGATCGCACCATCAGCCTGTTCGCTGCGACACTCGCCGAGGTAGCAGCACAGATCCGCAACGATGTGGTGGTGACGCCCGCAGGCCTTGCCGGATTGATCAGTTGGTCGACTGTCGGCAGCGCGATCATCTGCCAGATCGGGCCGGGTCGGATCGTTGGCTTCACCTCCAGCGCGGGCGGCAACGGCACGACTGTGATCACGCTGCCGGTCACCTTCTCCGCACCATGCCGCGCGGTCTGTTCGGGCGGGATCACCGATAACAACGCCCAGGACAACCCGCCGCACATCAACGGAACGGGCACCAACACCGTCTCGGTCCACAACGCGATCGACAGCAGCGTTCCGATCAACATCATCGCCATGGGAGTTTCATGATGGGCATTTTCTTCGACGCGCACCCCGAGGATGGCAGCGTGCGCTTTTACCACGAGCAGATCGATGGCCCGCGCCAGATCCCGGCCCCGCAGACTGCTGAGGAAGTGAAGGCGGGCAAGCGCCCGAAGATGGTCGACAATCCGGCCACCCGCATCCCTGCTGCGGCAACCGAGATCAGCCAGGCACGATTCGAGGAGTTGATGGCGGCGCAGGAAGGGGGCGCGCAGATTGTCCTGCGCGGCGGCAAGGCGGTGGCGGTTCCGCGTGTCCGCAGCCCGGACGAGCACGCGGCCGCACGTCGCCGGCGTCGTGATCAGCTGCTCGCCGCGAGCGACTGGACCCAGCTGCCCGACAGCCCCTTCTCCGATGACGAGCGCGCCGAATGGGCGATCTATCGGCAGGGCTTGCGCGATCTCGACATGGCCGGTGACAGCTGGCCGCTGGCACCCGAAGGCGAGGAGGAAGAATAATGGCGCGCCGCAAGCAGGAAGCCGCCCTGAAGAAGGAACTGGCAGGGTGACGCCTTACGAATACCGGGTGGGCGAAGACATCAACGTTGCCATCGATGCGTTGAGCGGCAAACCGGCCGACTTCACAGTGACCGCCTTCATCACGCGCAGCAACGCCGCCACGCGGTTCCGGCGTGATCCGAACTTTGTCTCGCTGCCCTTGGCTGTCGCCCCGCGCGCTGCACAGGGCAGCATCCCGGCGGGATGGAATGTCACCTTGCCGGCGGCGCAATCGGCGGCTCTGCAGCCGGGCCTTTACGGTATCGATGCCGTGGCAGTCGGACCCGGCGGATCGAGCACGGTGACATCCCGCACCGCGCTTGTGCTGCTCACAGCCTCGGCCCTTCCCCTGCCATGAGCGCACCGCTGCTGCTGCGCTGGCGAAAGCCGGAACCGCCGATCGTGATGCGGTGGAGAGGCCCTGCCGGCGTGCTCGATGCGATCGCCACTCGCCCTCCGGCCATGCCGTTGACGGCGTTCGCCGTGCCATCGGCCGCCGTGCCCGAACCTGAGGACATCCTGTCCTTCATCTCCAGCCTCGACGGAGCATTGTCATGAGCGAATTCTACACCAAGGCGCAGATCGATGCGGCGGCCACGGTTATCGGAGCGCGGATAAAGGCGCGCACCGCCAGCCCCGCGATCAAGACCGCTTACGAGGCCAACGCCAACACGAACGCCTTCACCGATGCCGAGAAGGCCAAGCTGGCCGGGCTGGAAAGCTCGAAATACCGAGGCCTGTTCGCCAGCCAGGGTGCGCTGCCGCTGGTTGGTAACAGCGCCGGTTCCTATGCCGATGTCGACACTGGCAACGGCAGCGACGTGGCACGCTTCATCTGGGATGAAGGCGATGCCAAGTGGGTCTCGCAAGGCTCTGCCGTGGGCGCGGCAACCGCTGCGTCGATCAAGACGAAGTACGAATCAAACCCCGACACGAACGCCTTCACCGATGCCGAGAAAGCCAAGCTGGCGGCGATCACTGAAGCGGCCAATATCACAGCCTTCACGGCTGCGCTGGATGCGGCGCTGGCCTGATGGCGGAGTTCTACACCAGGGCGCAGATCGACGCGATCGCCACTCTGATCGGCCAGCGCATCAAGGCGGCGGTCGCTGGCTTAGGCGGCGGTGGGATCTCGGTCGTCACATTTCATGCCGATGCTGGCGTCAACATCACGCTGACCAATCAGGCCGCTGGCGAGTTGAGCCTTGCCAGCAGCAACCGCAACGAAGTGTGGTTCGATGGTACCGGCTTCACGGAGGCAAGGATTGTGGGGCGGGTGGTCACCCCCAGCGCCAGCGCTGCCTCTCCGCGCCTGCGCGCACAATACAGCCTCACCGGCACCGGCGGATGGACCACGCTCGGATCGGATAGCGGCAATGACGTGATCGGGCTGGGTTCCGCCGGGGCCAAGCGCACCGATTGGCTGGCGCTGCCCGCAGAAGCCCGCGCCGATGTGGTCTGGAGGATTGCCCAGATCGGCGGCGATGGCGCGGCCGATCCGGCGATCGGCAATCTGACGCTGCAGTTCCGATGACGACTTTCCGCCCCTGAAACGGGGGTGGCCGGGCTGTTCCACCAGCCCGAACCGCGAGACACAGACTCGCACCTTGGGCCGTCATGAGCGGCCTTCTGGCTCCCCCGGCCGCAAGCGGCGGGAGCACCTAAGGTGTGACAGATGAAGGAAGAGTATAGATGCGGGTCTTGCCGCGCCCTGCTGTTTCGGGCAGATATCAACGCGCTGGCTGGCGAGATCGAGGTCAAGTGCCGCCGCTGCCGGCAGATCAATTCATGGAGGCCATCGAGCCCTTCTCAGACCGCCCGGAGCGCGCCTTGAGGAGACGATCATTGTGGCTTCATGTGCCCCAGCCCTCACCGGCATTTCGCTGTGCGCCGGATATGGCGGCCTCGAACTCGGCCTCACCATCGCCGAGCCCCGCTATCGCACTGTGTGTTTCGTCGAGCGGGAAGCCCACGCTGCGGCCGCTCTCGTGGCCCGGATGGCGGACGCGGCCCTGGATCAGGCACCTGTCTGGGACGATCTCAAATCCTTCGACGGCAAGCCGTGGCGCGGCCGCGTTCATATCCTCTCTGCCGGTTATCCCTGCCAGCCTTTCAGCCTCGCTGGAAAGCGGAGGGGCAAGGCCGACCCCCGGCACCTGTGGCCCGAGGTCGCGCGGATCATCGGCGAAGTGCAGCCCCGCGTCGTCTTTGCCGAGAACGTCGAGGGGCACATCGATCTGGGATTTGCCGAGGTCGCCCGCAGCCTTCAGGGCATGGGCTACCGCGCAAAAGCGGGCCTGTTCACAGCGCGAGAAGCTGGCGCTTCGCACCGGCGCCGTCGACTCTTCATCCTGGCCTACGCCGACGGCTTCGGATGCGGGCTACCTGCCGGATCTGACGGTGGGGGCGGGATCGGTCCAGCCGCGCAGCCCGTTCTATGTCCCGCCGACGAGTTCGGGGCAGTATTCGCTGACGAATGCGGCGCGCACCTGGACGAAGCTGTGGCTGGTGCTGCTGGCGCTGGGATGGACGGCGGCGTTGGCATCCCGCTCTTCGCTCCCGGTCCGGGTGAGCTTCAACGGTGGGAGAGGCTCCTTCATGGGCGAGCTGACCTCCAACCCGCGCTTCTTCGAGCACGTGATGGGCTGGCCGATCGGGTGGACCGCACCCGAGGAGCCGGTAACGGGGTTTGCAGCCTGGCTGCAGCGTTCGCGTATCGCACTCTCAAAGCTGACTTCGCCCGGGAGCGGGCTGGCGCAGGAGGGGCTGGCTGATGCTTGATCCTGTTCGCCCGGTCCAGCCGGTGGCCCCGTGGCTTGGCGGCAAGCGCGCGCTTTCGCGGCGCATCGCCGCGCGCATCTCGCAGATCCCGCACACCCGCTATGTCGAGCCGTTTGTGGGCATGGGCGGGGTGTTTTTCCGGC